TAAACTTTTGGATATTCTGTTTTAAAATGTTCTATAGCCATGGGATACATTTGAAAAACAAAATTGCCGTCCATTTTGGTTGGGGTAACAGCCATTCTATCGTAGCCGCAAAGCGTTGGATCAAAAACACGGGATATACAAATTTTCTGATGCGATGACATTTCATTGAGATATTCAAGACTGACTTTCATCCAGCTAAAGCCGCCACTCAAAGTATCTTTATAGCACTCATATTCACAACCATTCTTGTTAGCTTCAAAAATAATGTATCGAGCATGATCTTCTACGGCTTGAATAATTTCAGGATTAACTTTTTTACCAATCTGTGAGCTAACGCTGACGCTTGGTTGCTGTTTAGCAAACTCGCCAAGCAATTTAGATATTTCTTGTTCAGATATGTTAAATTCAACATCTGGCTTGCCTTGCGCTCTAAGCACTGCACGATCAATTTCAGTCAAGTTCGATTGATATACAAACTTCCTAAACTTATGAAATCTTTCAAAATTTGGTTTTAGATAAGAAAAAGTATCCTCTACTTGTTTTATTAACTGTTTTAACTCTTCTTTCTTATCATTGACCATATCGTGAATCCTTCAATTGATTAATTTTTTTGTATTTTGACATAAAACGCTCAGCTATCTTATCTTTTTTTCGTTCATGTGCAAAAGATGAAACGGGATAAAAAAAAGTGAGACTTAAAGCATCGGCAGAATCGGGTGATCTTATGCCCCGTTTCTTCATCAATTCTTTTTTTTCTATGACCAGCCGCCCGTTGCTGTCAAAAGTATATTTAGGCCCACAAAGATCAGCATGCAGTACATCGTCATCTGGGATCTGCGCTGGCTGTTCTATAAGCCACTCTTTCATCAACCCCCACATCTCAGCACGTCGATTGCTGTATTTTTGCGCATTTAGCGCAGTAAGCGATGCATTAGCCGCTACTACAACATCGCGATGACCAAGCTCTACAAGTCTGTCATACACCCCCGCACCAAGACCTACGACGTCTACAAAAACTTTATCAGGCTGCTCATCAATAATAATTTTGTGCACAATGCCAGCAATTTCCATTGTGTTTTTCTTTAAATAATTTTCTATTTTATACGCTACCCTGCCACGTCTGCGTATTATACTTGTGCGATCATCGCCAAAACGCGCAGGATCTACGCCAATAAGCAACGCGCCTACGGCTTCTGTCTCGCACTTTCTAGCTGACATAATGACTTCGGGCTGTATAAAAGTATCTTCCCCAGTCGCAATAAAAGCTTCTGCTGCACACATCGGATACTCTTGCTGAAAAGCTTTACTGCCGTCTATCCCACCGCTTGACAGCTCAACAATTTTTCCTCTTCGCCACAAAAGCTGCGCATCTGTGAGGTTGTATATACTTTTGATCTCTGACTCATACGTAGTCAAAGACAGTGGTTCCTTTACTTCCAGCGCATAATTTTGCATCCAAAACCACGGCACAAAAATAGCTATAAAATCGCTTATACCCGCTTCTGCAAGCTGCCATTGTTCGTGAAAATACCCACCTACACCGTTAGCCGTAGACTCAATAAAAACTTCTGTACCGACCGCATTCGGCACTGCTTGCATAATCCCTTTTGCATGATCGTGTGCGTTAGCCCAAAAAGCAGCCTCTGACCCGTGCAAAAGTTGTATCGTTGAACTTCTTCCGACACTTTTATTCTCAGCGGTGCCCAATTTATAACCTGAATCAAGTTTATCGAAAATTAGCTCTTTTGCGTTAGAAGTAGCAGTGGACGGACGCAGAAGCAGCGGACAGTTGTCGTGATACCTTTTTACCATCTTGTAAAGATTTTGCGTAGCATCAAGCGCGTGAGTCAAAATAAAAGCTTGATAGCCTCGGCTATGCGTAACGCGCCAATAAAAGCGCCCTTCTATATATGTCGAACAACCTTCTTGCCGCCCTTTTAGTATCACTGCGCGTACTTTGCCGGTCAGTCCGCGCTGCTGTTCTACTTTTTGATGTATGTGCGCCTGCGCGCGGTTAAGCTGAAATGGTACAATACTGCCGTCGTTTGATCGAATTTTAAGACACTTTGCAGCGTAATGCTCAAAGTCATCTTTAAGTCGCTGTCTTATGCGTATCTCGTCGTCAGATATCATCGTCTAGCACACACATATATATAGTGTAAAGAAGCGTCAGCATGCAAAAAGTCATGCTTATCACATCTGTATGCACATAATGTTGTAAAAAAAAGCTTGTCATCACTTAAGCTCTTTCAACATGTCTTCATGCGATTTAATCGTAACAGTCGCGTCAGTCTGTTCTCGCCTTGACCACTTAAAACGGTTTTGCATATTAATGTCCCAAAGTTTGGTGTTAAAGTCCCTATTGTGCAAATTTTCTAAAGCGTGCTTTTCCCACCATTGCTCGCTCAAAGTTTGAGCAATCTTCATGGCGTCGGAAAAGTCAAGATATTTTTTTTCCCATTCGCTTAAAGTCTCTCTTATGACTCCTAGCTCCGCAGCTACAGAATTCCTAGAACCGCCGTTTTTCATTATATCTATAGCTTTTTGACAAAAAGATGGATCGTAAAGTGTAGGCCTTCCAAAAATATACCCATTAGGCTTGCTTTTTTTGTCAGTCGTCATAGAATCACTTCTCTTTTAGCTTTACGCCCCCACTTTTTTCTTTGCTCGCCCACAACCGCAGGCGCTACTTCAGCGCTTGCAGCATCGTCATGCGCTACCTCGATCGCTGTCTTTTCTGCTTTCACCTCTTGCTGATCTTGCTGAGAAGCTGCAAGATCTTCACTTTTTTCTTGCTTTGCGTCGCGCTCTATCTCTACCCAACCAACGCCCGCGCATGCTTTGCAGTCTTTATACATGCCGCCCATTGCTAAAAATCTTTTTTTTCCGCCGCACGCTTTGCATCTTATCAGATCTAACATAAAAACCCCTTTTTTGAGTAATATCTATACTACCACACTCAAACTTTTTTGCAATTTTTTTAAAAAATGTGTTGCGCTACGATCACAATGCTGTTACTATACAAACATAACTTAACGACAATTGGAGATGCAAAGATGAGCAACAAATATGAATTTTTAATCGATCAAGAAATTTATGTTATCCAAACTACCGAAAATAATGTTTATTTTTTTGAAAGCTTTACTGACTACAAAAAAGCAGCTGATTATGACTGGCAAGATAGTTTTTTTATAGATGAACAAAATCAGATCGACGCTGGAACAGACGAAAATGAATTTTTATCTTACGAAGAGCAAAAAGAAAATCACAGAAATACTTTTGAAGAATTTACTAAAAAGCAATTAATTGATTTAGAAGAAAAGTACGGGCTCGGTTCAATGCTTGGGATTTTAAAATAAAATTAAAAAAATATGAATTGTATTATTAATTTAACAAAATGGAAAACTTAACAATGAAAAACCGCAATTTAGAAATTATTAAAAATCACATTAATCTTGTTAACAAACTAAAAGAACTTAAGAATGAAATAAAAATTTACGAATCACAAGCAGAAAAACTAAAAAAACAACTTATAGATCACTACCTTGTCAACAATGAGGAATTATGCGATGCAAACGGGTTAATCATTTGCACTTACAAAGCCAGCATTCGTGAATTTTTTCAAACTAGCGTTTTTAAAAAAGATGAACCGATTTTATATAACAAATATCTTGATCTAAAAGAAATTAAAACTTTTTTAATAAAATAGCACAATAACATGTTGACTAAACAACATTATAATGTTACTATATAAACATAAACTAATTAAAGGAACTTAACAAATGATTTACTTAATGCATATCAACACCCGATCAATTGACACACTTGACAACTGGCTTGCTGAAGCAAATGGAAACGGCTGGGATTTTGATGCGGCATATGATGAAAATTTGGTTGAAATAAAAAAAATTAACGGCGAGTGGGTTGAACAATAAAAACGATGGGGCGGCAACGCCCCGCAATTTTTAAAATAGCTAATTAAATTTAACAAATTGGAAATTAAAAATGATTCTTTATCATTGCAGTTCAAAAAAAATAATAAAAGAAATAAAAGAAGATGGTTTATTTTGGGGAATTTTTGCAAATTCAGAACCGCAAACAAGCCATGGAAAATTTATAACTGAATTTGACATTTTAGACAAAGATATTGCTACATCATGGGTGTTAAATTATATGACAGATTATGAATTAGTAGAAGAAGCATTTAACAAAATCAGTTCAACATTAAAAAATGTTACAACAAAAGAAAAAATTTTAAATGCTGCTTTAAATGATGATTTTGATTTATTAGAAATAAATTTTGATGGTGAACTTAGTTGGGAATTACAAAGAGTAAGAGGACAAATAGCAAAAAATTTAGGTTTTAAGGCTGTAGAAATGAATGATGAATATTGCGTAAGTTATTTAATAGTAAAAATTTAACTTAAGAAATTGGAAATAAAAAAATGAAAGTTTATATTTGCTGCGCTGACTATAGTCAACAAAATGAAAGTCACACAATTATCAAAAAAGTATTTCTTAAAAAAGATGACGCCAAAGAATTTGTTGCTAAATTAAAATACAAATTTTTACGGGTAAAAAAGTACTTAACAAAAGATGACGAAGAAAGTCTTAAAATTTTTGAAAATTTTTATAGAAATATTGATTCTGATTTTCACGATGCAGAACATGCAGAATATTTTGTTAAACCACACGATGTAATTGTTTTTGACAAAAACCTTTCTTATCAACTTAGAAAAATCAAAAATATATTTGATTAAAACAATAAACATTGTGCGCCTTTGCTGGCGTTTATTAAAAAACAACGGAATTTTTTAAAAAAGGAGAAAGTTATGCATTATCGACGTTTTAGAAAAGTAAATGCTGAAAAATTTGAAAAATTTAAAAAATTGCTGATTGAATGCAACGGTATTGAATTTGTAAATTTTATAGAAAAT